TGTTGGGCTACTTGCTGTATTGGTCATGGTGGTATTTTAAGCCAGCCTCAGTTACTGTGGTTAGCTTTTATTCCACTGTCACGGACTATTGCGCAAGATCAGTTGGAAACCCTAAGCAAATGGCTGGGAGAATCTGGGAAAAAGCCATCGGACGGATGGTGTGTGTACCTAAGAATTTTAGAATCGGATTCTCCATCAACTTACCTAGTTTATGGTTACCTCGTCTCTGCACTTGCAACGAAAAGATTGCTTTGATGTGGCGACAACTCCTTCCAGCAATTGGCACTGCTGAAGTTCGCAAGCAAATGTGGACGGATGCTGCCGATTTGTTGACTGAGTTGCTACCCACAGTTCCAAACAAATTTGAGTTGTTTTCTGCTGAGATGTGGGAAGCGTTTTTGTCTAGATATCCTTTGAAACGACGTTTACTTATCAAGAAAGCTTGGGAGGGTGTGTTGCTGTTTGGTGACGCTGTTACTTCCTATTCAAAAGCTTTTGTTAAGCCTGAATGGTTGTTGGGAAAGGATGAAGCAAAACGCCATCCACGTCTCATTAGTGGCAAGGATGACGCCTATTTAGCTAGCACTGGTCCCGAATACTACACGTGGTCGAAAACTATGTGTGAAGTGTATTGGCCAGTACGCAACCATATGAAAGCTCTGGAACAAAATGTTATCTATACTGGTGGTTTCACTGGTGATCAATTAGGTGACTTTGTCTCATATTTTGAGCATCTTGGTTGGTATGCTTATGAAGGCGATTTCAGTCGATATGATGGGCACAATGAGAAGGAAGCTCTTGAAGGAGAGTTCCGTTATTATGCGTCCCATTTGTCACCCCAAATTCTCAACTATCTGAACATGCAACTTGAAACTAAGGGCTCTACGATGCACGGTTTGGGATTTTCTCATTCTGGCAAGGTCGCAAGTGGAGTTATAAATACATCGTTTGGTAATTCCATCCGAGGTTTCATGATGTTTGCTTGGATGATGAAGAAGATGGGCATTCAGAAGAATGAGTGGAGACTGATGCAACTAGGTGATGACAATTTGTTGTTCTGTAAGAAGCAGTTAAAAGTAGATCAGATGATCAAATATGCTGAACTCTTCGGACACAAATTGGAAATGGTTGAACGACTTCCTAATGCCTATGACTTTTTGGAGTATTGCTCTATGCGTTTTTGGGACACTGGTTTTTCCAGGGTTCTTGGACCTAAACCGTTCAGAACCTTGTCAAAGACCTTTATGCCTCATAGACAAATGGATGCTTCTGAAGTCATGGGACACATGAAGGGCGTAGCTGTTGGATTCAAACACTATAGCTGGATTCCAGTTTTGGGACAGTTTTGTAGACGTTTGATACGTGACGTTACTGCCGATCCTCGTTATGTTCATGAAAATCCTTACAAAGTGATGTTGCGACAGTCTATTGATGTGGAGCAACAAGCTGTGGAAAGGCAATTTTTGCGGATTTACGGGGTAACGGCGTATGATGCGTGTCAATGGATGCAAGACCTACCTCAAATTAGGGCTGGCATGGTGGTTGAAGACGCACTCCTGTACGAATTATGCCTAATAGATGGAGCCCGTACAGAAGATGGTTCTGACTTTGTGCTGTCAGAAACCATGTGAAAAACGCACAACTCTCTCTTTGAACATTTTACTACTCCAAAAATAAATAAAACCATAAAAATTTAAAAACCGATAAAATCATAAAAATTGTTGACTGTGGCACGCGCACTAGTTCCCCG